GATCAATAGCACAACAAGGCAACTACAACTATGTATACCGAGAAGTATCTAATAGTGGAACATACTTAAAATCACAATTTATGAGAACTACCGGCTCTTATTCGTTTCCGGCCAGAGGTTCAATTAGATTATCTTATGCAAATACCACGGAAACAGCTCGGTATTCCGATTTAGAAGAAAATAACACATTTTTAATAGGTATCTATTAATAGGAGAATATAATGGCATTATATACAAAAGGCGGGTGTTATCCACAAAGTATACCCGAAATGATTCAGCTTGAAGATGGAAACATTAGAACTGGTTCAACTACATATACCCTTGATGAAATTGCATCTGCTGGATGGACAGTTGCTCCAGATCTAATTGCATATGATGGGACGACTCATAACCTTAATTGGAATAGTGAAACTTCTAGTTGGTATTTAACAGAAGTTACTGCTGAAGATCAAGCTGCAAGAATAGAAGCTGGTTGGCGCGGAGTTAGAAGTGAAAGAAATTCTATATTAGCTGAGTCTGATTACATGGTAATACAAGCAGTTGAAGCTGGAACAACCATTGCATCCGATTGGGGTACATATCGCCAAGCGTTAAGAGATATTACTAATGAATCAGATCCATTTGATGTTACTTGGCCCACTAAGCCTTCATAACATATAAATAAACCATATAAATATAGTAAAGTAAGAGGTGTTTTAAATGGCAAAGCCAAACAGTAGAGCAACGTTAATCGATTACTGCCTAAGAAATCTAGGTGCACCTGTTATCGAAATTAATATTGACGAAGATCAACTAGATGATAGAATAGATGAAGCTTTACAATTCTATCAGCATTATCACACTGATGCCACAGAGAAAGTATTCTTAAAACATCAAGTGACACAAACTGACATAGATAATCAATATATTGCAATACCAGAAGTCGTAACAGATGTCGTTAGAGTTCTACCTATTAGTAACTCTGGCTCTATAAGTGCAGATATGTTTGATGTAAAATATCAATTACATTTAAACGACATGTATAAACTCGGTTATATGGGCAATATTCTAGAATATGTTCAAACACAACAGCATATGTCGACAGTAGATCTTCTTGTTAATTCTGATGATAAACGAATCTCATTTAATCGACATAAAGATAGATTGGATATTGTAATGGATTGGGCCAATGAAGTTTCAGTTGGTGAGTTTATTGTACTTGAAGCATATCGGATTGTAGATCCTGCTGTATACCTGCAGGTATATAACGATTATTATTTAAAGAAATATGCTACAGCATTGATTAAGAAACAATGGGGTGCAAACCTAATTAAATTTGAAGGGATGCAAATGCCTGGTGGAGTCACATTTAATGGTCGTCAATTGTTTGATGATGCTGTTGAAGACTTAGTAAAACTAGAAGAAGAAGTTAGGTTAAATTGGGAACAGCCAGTTGACTTCTACGTAGGATAATAAATGCCTAGAAACGTATATTTTTCTCAAGCCGTCAAATCAGAGCAAAATCTGTATGAAGACTTGATCATAGAATCTCTTAAGATATTTGCACAAGATGTCTACTATATTCCTCGCACTATTATTAGTCGTGATACCATCTTAGGCGAAGATCCAGCATCTAAGTTTGATGATGCATACCTAATAGAAGCATATATTGAAAATGCTGAAGGCTTTGATGGAGAAGGAGATTTATATAGTAAGTTTGGTCTTGAGATAAGAGACGAAGCTTCATTCATTATTTCTAGGAAAATATGGAATCAACGCATTGGTTTAAACGAAGGTACATTAAAGCCTGCAGAGGGTGATTTATTATATCTTCCAATGTCTAATTCTTTCTTTGAAATTAGTCTAGTTGAAGATGATAAACCTTTCTATCAGTTATCTAACTTACCAGTTTATAAATTATCATGCTCATTGTTCGAATATAACGATCAAGAAATGGATACTGGTATTGCTGCTATTGATAATGTAGAAACACAGTATGGTTATCAGGTTGGAATAGATGTTGCTGTAACAGGCGGTAATCACTTTACTCAAGGTGAGATTGTTACTCAAACTCTTTCAGCTGGTATTACAGTCTTTGGCGAAGTACAAGCTATTACCAAAACATCAAATACTGCAGCTACAATTTCTGTATCTAATATTGGAACTAAGGATACTACAAATGCTGCTACTGCTACAGACTCAGCCCGCGAATTTATAGTATCGGCAACTTCATCAGCTAATAATCTAGTAGGATCAAAATCTGGTAATACATGCGTAATTACAAACGTATATACATTAGCTGATGATGATACGAATAATACCTTTGCTTCAGATTCACAAGCTAAGAATGTTCAGTTTGAAATCGAAGGTGATAACTTTATTGACTTTTCTGAATCTAATCCATTCGGTGATCCATCGGAGACATTATAATGTTTGGTTCTCATTTCTATCATGCTACGGTTCGTAAATCAGTTGCTGTCTTTGGAACAATGTTTAATAACATTACAATTGCTCGTAAGAAAGGTGATGGATCTCTCATTAATCAACAGAAGGTTCCATTAGCTTATGGCCCTAAACAAAAGTTTTTATCTCGTCTAGACTCATTAACTGGTCAAGATGCGTCTGTTGCTTTAAAGCTTCCTCGTATGTCTTTTGAGATAACTAGTATAGAATTAGATACAACTAAAAAGCTTGGTAAAAGAACAACTATAACTGAACCAGGAACTACAGGTACTACGACTCAACGTAATGTAATTAAGCAATTTGCTCCATATAATATTAATATGCAACTTAATATCATGGCTAAAAATCAGGATGATGGATTGCAGATTTTAGAACAAATACTACCATATTTCCAGCCTGAATATACTTTATCTATTAAACCAGTAGACGAATTTGCTTCGTTTAAACAAGACGTACCTATTATTTTAAATGGTGTATCATTTGATGATCAGTATGAAGGTGATTACCAGTCTCGAAGAGTATTAATTTACAGCTTAGATTTTACAATGAAAATGTCATTCTATGGTCCGGTTGGTGATAATAAAGTTATTAGAGAAGTTAATATTGACTTTAATCAATCAGCTCAAAGCGCCAATAATATATCTGAAATGGATATAACTATAGGAAATAACGATACCGAATCGAGCTTTACAGTAACAACTAATATTGATTTAACTGACTTTGATTAATTATGTTTGATAAAAAAGATACACTAAAAAAATCATTAGAAAAAAATCTACCAGCTGAAACTAAACACGCTGAGGTAGATAAAGAGCTTACGTCTAAGAAAGATATAAATGATGATTATACTTTCTCAAGAGATACTTACAAAGAACTCATAAGTACAGGTATGGGATCACTAGATTCTCTTGCCGAAATTGCTCGTGAATCAGAACACCCCCGAGCATTTGAAGTATTATCAAAATCAATTAAAGACATTGGTGATGTAACTGATAAGCTGATGTCATTACAAAAGAGTAAGCAAGACTTAGTAGGTAAAAAAGAAGAACAAAGTAAAGTAACTAATAATAATATGTTTATAGGTAGCACTACTGATTTACAGAGAATGCTCTTAGACACTGACGAAAAAGTGATTGATGGCGACATTAAAGAATAATGAATTTGGTTATCTTGGAAATCCTAATGTAAAGAGAGACGGAGTCGAGGCTCAGTTTACACTTGAGGAAATCAAAGAATATAAAAAATGTATGCAGGATCCTGCGTACTTTGCAAAAACTTACGTTAAGATTATATCACTCGATGAAGGACTAGTTCCCTTTAATCTATATGATTATCAGGAAAAGATGTTTAATCATTTTAACGATAATCGATTTTCAATTGTATTGGCATGTCGTCAGTCTGGTAAATCGATATCATCAGTAGCGTATCTACTGTGGTTTACAATCTTTAATCCGGAAAAGACTATTGCCATACTTGCAAACAAAGGTGCTACTGCAAGAGAGATGTTAGCTCGAGTTACTCTTATGTTAGAGAACTTACCATTCTTTTTGCAGCCAGGTTGTAAGGCATTAAACAAAGGGTCAATCGAGTTTAGTAATAACTCAAAGATTATTGCAGCTGCTACGTCTGGTAGTTCTATTCGTGGTCTATCGATTAACTTACTGTTTCTTGATGAGTTTGCTTTTATTGACAATGATGCTACATTCTATACATCAACGTACCCAGTAGTATCATCTGGTAAAGATACAAAGATTATTATTACTTCTACAGCAAATGGTATTGGTAATGTATACCATAAACTGTGGGAAGGAGCTGTCACAAAGACAAATGAGTTTAAACCTTTTCGTGTAGATTGGTGGGATGTTCCAGGGCGAGATGATAAGTGGAAAGAGCAAACAATTGCCAATACTTCTCAGATACAGTTTGATCAGGAGTTTGGTAATACATTTCAGGGTAGAGGTAATAGCCTTATATCTGCAGAATGTTTACTTGCTCAAAAGGCTCAAGATCCAATATATACACAAGAGAATACATATGTTTATGAAAGACCGATAGAAGGTCATAATTATATTATGTGTGTCGATGTTGCGAAAGGTAGAGGGCAAGATTATTCAACCTTTAATATTATAGACACATCAGTCAATCCGTTTAAACAGGTTGCAACATTTAGAGATAATAATCTATCAGCATTATTATTTCCTGATATTATATACAAGTATGCTATGACATACAATGAAGCATATATCATTGTAGAATCAAACGATCAAGGTAGTGTTGTATGTAATGGTTTATATTATGATTTAGAATACGAAAACTTATTTGTAGAATCAACTGTGAAAGCTGGTGCAATTGGTGCTACAATGACTAAACGTGTAAAACGTATCGGTTGTTCTACATTAAAGGATTTTGTTGAGCAAAAGAAATTGCATATTGTAGACGCAAACACAATTATGGAGATGAGTACATTCGAAGCAAGAGGTACATCGTTTCAAGCATCGGGTAGTAATCATGATGACTTAGTAATGAACCTAGTCATGTTTGCATGGTTTGCTACAACGGATATATTTAATGGTATAACTGATATTGATATGAAGAATATGTTATACAAAGAGCAGCTGCAAGCGATACAAGATGATTTAATACCGTTTGGTTTTATAACAAGTGCAGCTGTAGACGAACCAGTAGTGGAAGTAGATAATACAGGGCAACAATGGGTTGTCCAAGAGCCTATCTCGAAACTATAAATATTATAAATAATAGTAATTGAGTAAGTATCGTATTATGAACACACACTATTTAACCTTTGAGAGGATATAAAGATGGCATTTCAAGTCTCGCCCGGCGTCGAGGTAAAAGAAATCGACGCAACAAATGTGATTCCTGCGGTATCTACTAGTATAGGTGGGTCAGTCGGATTTTTCACAAAGGGTCCCGTTGATACTCCAATTACTGTTAGTTCGGAAAAACAGTTAGTGGAAACCTTCGGTGAACCTACTGCAGCAACATTTAAATATTTTGGCCCAATGGCGGCTTTCCTAAAATACGGAAACGCGCTGAAAGTAATAAGAGTTGAAGGAGCTGAAGCTCTTAATGCAGCTGGTACAGCTGCTGCGGGTGATGCTACAGCTCAACTTATTAAAACTAAGGACGCATTTGATGCACTAACTCTTGCAGAGACTGCAGGTGATTTTATTGCACGTTCGCCTGGTGTTGAAGGTAATGCAATAGATGTACACGTTTGTCTAGCAAACAGTACTTCATTTACTGCATGGACCCATAAAGCACTATTTTCAAGAGCTCCTGGAACTTCAAACTTTGCAGTATCAAAGGGTAACGCTGACGCGGCCGATGAGCTACATATTGCAGTAGTTGATAGAACAGGCGTAATTAGTGGAGTCCCAGGAACAGTTTTAGAAACATTTGAGGCACTAAGTCAAGGTACTAATGCTAAAAATGACGATGGTTCTACTAATTTCTTTAAAGATGTTGTTAATTCAAAGTCACAATATATCTATGCAGGTTATACTGGTGCGGCATGGCTAAATGGTACTGCTGCAATACCAGCACAGATTACACAAGATAGCACATCATATACTGCAGCTGCAGATACAGCTCCTCTGGTAGTCGCATTGAGCTTAGGCGTAGCTGGTACTATAGCAAATACGGCAGTAGTAACTGGCTTAGATTTGTTAAAAGACGCAGAAACACTTGATGTTAATTTGCTTTTTGCTACTGCGGATTTATCAACAGAAAGTGCTGCAATTGCTATTAAACTTCAAGAGGTAGCAGAGCATCGTAAAGATTGTGTTGCTTTTGTATCTCCTCCAGTGTCGTTAACAGATGGTAGTAGTGCTATTTCTGCAGATACAATTGCATCTGATGCTACGCTTTCTGGTCGTAATTCATCATATGTTATACTAGATTCAACTTCTGTTAAAGTATATGATAAATATACCGATACGTATCGATTCATAAACGCTTCTGGTCATATAGCTGGTCTTTGTGCTAATACTGATCGTGTTGCTGATGCTTGGTTCTCACCAGCTGGTGAAACTCGTGGTCAACTCTTAGGAGTAACCAAATTAGGCTTTAATCCTAATAAAGCTGAGCGTGATACATTATATAAAGCAAGCGTTAACCCGCTAGTTTCATTCCCAGGACAAGGGACAATGTTGTTCGGTGATAAAACTTCACAATTCCGTGCTTCTGCATTCGATCGAATTAATGTTCGTCGATTGTTTATTGTTTTGGAAAAAGCAATTTCAACTGCATCTAAGAGCATGTTATTTGAATTTAACGATGAGTTTACCCGCGCAAACTTCCGTAACATGGTAGAACCATTCTTGCGTGATGTTAAGGGCCGTCGCGGTATTACTGATTTCTTGGTAATTTGTGATGAAACAAATAACACTGGTAATGTTATTGATAGTAACCAATTCGTTGCTGATATATTCATTAAACCAGCTCGATCAATTAACTTTATTAAATTAAACTTTATCGCCACGCGTACTGGTGTTGAG